ATAATTTTTGGGTGAGATCTAATTTAAACATGTGTACAGAATATATCAAGCAATCTTTTTATAATTGTTTTCTTGACAGCGAATTCATGTTATGAAAGGAGCAGAAAAAAGAATGAAATATTATAATTTGTCAGAAAATATAATAGCTTGCGACAATTTTTTACCGCAACAAAAAGTAGAAGAACTTTATACAGATCTTCTTAATAACAGAAGTTTTTTTCAAATACCAAAGTGGAGTGATTCAAACGAACAAAACAAACAAGTAGCAGAAGAGCTTTTTAGTGACAAGTGTGGTGGCTTAGATTTTTGGCTACATAATAAAACAAAAAAAGACAATGACTCCTTTATAGAATCTTTACATAAATGGTTTTTACATCAAGGATTACGTTATTTTAGTAAAGATAATGGAAATCAAATTTACGAATTTTTAGAAAGATCATTAGAATGGAACATTCACGTTATTTCTTATAATAACGGAGGATATTATAATTGGCACAAAGACACGTATAATTCAAATGTATTTACTTTTAATTTAATTTTAAATAAACCTAGTTCTCTAAAGGGAGGAAATATGCTTTTTTATGATAAAAAATTAATAGAAGTTAAAAACATGAATAATTTTATGGTGGTTTTTCCTTCTTATATTTCTCATGCTATTACTCCTTTATACACAGAAAATAACAAAGACGTTTCTTTTTTAGAACAAAGATTTAGTATTCAATTTTGGGTAAGTTTACAATGAAAGCTCAAACAAATGTATTTGGAAGAGTTGTTAAAAGATATGATATGCCTTTAGAGGCTATTGATGATTTAAATATTAAATACGAAGAACATAGAGAAAAATTAAAATCTATGGGTCCAAGGTTAGCTGGTAGATTAGATTCTGAAAAAGAGTTTACACAACAGATTGGACAAACAAAAATAGCTAAGCATATAGTGGATTGTATGAACGACTATATTGAAACATTAGAAAAAATAAATTTATTTTTAGGCACTAAAGAATTAGAAATTTTAAGTTGTTGGATAAACGATATGAAAGAAGGAGAATACAATCCTCCTCACACACATCACGATAACACTGGATGGTCTAGCGTCATGTTTTTAAAAGTACCAGAATTTGTTAACGACGTTAAAGACCCTCATAAATATAAAGATGGTTTTTTAGGTTTTACAGATGTTAATGGTACAAACATGACATGGATGGAACCTAAAGTAGGTCATTTTTATATTTTTGAAGCTAGGCATCAACATTGTGTTATGCCTTTTAAAACTAAAATAAAAGGAGAGATTAGAAGATCTATGTCTTTTAATTTTATACAAAAAATATGAACAAACCTTTATTTAAAATACATGATAATCTTTTTGATGAAAAAGATATTGATGCTTTGTATGGCTCTTTCAGAGATGAAAAACCTTGGACATTTACAGGTGCTGCTAAAGACTGGTCAGGGCCTAGAAAATTTAAAAACCCTTTAGAAAAAGAAGATAAAGTTAACAAAATTCTTTTTAAAACTGCTGACGATATTTTAAAAAAAGAAAATTTATTTGACTCTGTAAAGTTGGTAAACTCTTATGCTAGTTCATATGTCTACGGAACAATGCATGATTTTCATGAAGATGGATGTAGTGATTATAATCAAATTTATACCGTAATGTTTTATTTAAATAAAGTATGGGCATTAATATATGCAGGTGAAACAGTTTTTTTAAACAAAGACAGAACAGAAATTGAAAATGCTGTTATTCCTAAACCTGGAAGAGCTGTTATCTTTGATGGTTTTATTACTCATGCAGCTCGTGAAATATCTCGTTCTTGTATTGAGCTTAGAATGGTAGCAACTTTAAAATACGAAAGAAAAAATGTTTGATAAAAAAATTACTTTTTGCGCTACGGATCAAGCTATGGTTGATATATGGCCACATCCTCAACCTGCTTCAAGAGTTATTCCTGAGGAATATAAAAAATTAAAAAGACATGCAGAGGGAAACTTACATTCACCTACAGTTAAAACATGCATGCCATTTTTAGACTCTATGTCAATGGGATATATAATAGCTTTTGATCAAGATTATTTAGTTGATCCTGTTGAAAATGATTTTAGTGTAACTCCTGCAAATAGAGAACATGGTGAATTTGGCTTTCATAATCAAACTCAGCTACCAGAAAAATGGCATAAAACTACAGGAGAAAATGCAGGTAAGTTTATGAATAAATGGTTAATAAAAACTCCTCCTGGCTATAGTTGTTTGTTTATACACCCAATGAATAGGTTAGAAGAAAGATTTAAAATTATTGAGGGGGTTGTAGATACCGATAGTTATGTAAACATAATTAATTTTCCTTTTATTTTAAAAAAAAGAGATAAACAGTTTCTAATTAAAAAAGGTGAACCTATGGTTCAAGTAGTTCCTTTTAAACGTGAATCTTTTAAAATGTGGTCAGGTTTTTATCTAGAAAAACTACATAACAAAACTCTTAATATTTTAAAAAGTGAATGGGTTGACAGATATAAAAAAATGTTTTGGAAAAAAAAATCTTATAAATAAATGTATCTTAAAGCAAATATCGATGATTGTGCAATAATTATAAATGACTTCTTATCAGATAAATTATTTAAAAAAATAAAACACTATAACTATAAACATAATTATAGTTCACACAGTGATTGGGAAAAAGGTCTTTATTTAGATAAAAACAATTTTAAAACAATGAAAAATGTTAATGTTCAAGAAAATATTGCAGTATTTGAAAACGGAAAAATTGAAGCTGATAAAACTTTTGAACAATTTTTTAAAATATTGTTTAATTGTCCTTTTATTCCTTTTCAAGAAAATTCTAAAATAATGCTTTCTTATTATGAGTATGAAAAATTTTCAGGAATAAATTGGCACGATGATGGCAAATATACTTTAAATTATTCTTTTTACATTCACGATGATTGGGATAATAATTGGGGCGGTGAAACTTTAATTGACACTAAAAGAGGATTACCTTTGGTTTCTTATCCTTATCCTAATACTTTATTAGCAATTAAAAATGGTATTCAACACAAAGTTTGTCCTGTAACAGGACCTATTAAAAGAAAAGTATTACAAGTAAGAGGTATTTTTTACGAATAGTTTGAATCGTAGTCTTTCCAAGTTTTAGACCAATCCCAATAAGAATTTGTTTCGGAATTTTGTTCATTGAAAGTTCCACGAGTTTTACCAGCAGCTATCCAGCTATCAAAAGCAGCTTTATAAGCATTGTTATACGCAGTTATAGCAGCCTCTATTTGACCTTTTCTTGTTTCTGCCCAAGTAAGTAAAGCAGCTATAGTTGTTGATCCAACAGCGTCACTTGTAGCATTTAAATCAGTATTACCTGTCATATTACCAGTAGCGGGATCTTTACTTTGAATTTCATTTTGTCCTGGTAGAGCATTCCAAATTACAGCATGAATTGTATTTGGCATCCATCCTGCTTGCCATGCGTTTCCTTTGTCAGCCCATTCAATATGAAAAGTATCATCTACTTTTATATAACTGTCGTTTGCTATTACTATTTGCGTTGCCATTATTCAGTCTCCTGTTCTTCAATACTGTTCCCTGCATCCGTCCATTCTTTAATTCTTATCATAATAGGGTTATCACTAGGTGTATCAGCAGAAAAAGTGGTTTTTCCACCATTGTCTTCTACAATCATATAAGCGTTTATAGATTTTATTAACACAACTTTTTGCATACCTTCTCCATTAATGTTTAATAATATAGTTGACCACCACAAAAGGTGAGAATGAATTTGTTCCTGCCGCTGTAACAGAACCAGTTAAACTTGTTGTAATATTACCAGTCAATGTTCCTGATAAAGTATGAGAATGGTTGTGACCTGTACCTGAACCTGAATTGTCAATGTTAGCGGTAGGAAAACCAGTACCACCTTCATTAACATTATCCACACCATCAGGTCCTGATGCTCTAGTAGCATTTGTATTGTGATTATGTGAAGCTAATTGAGCTGTAGTTAAAGAAGTATTACTAATACTTCCTGTTACAGTTACAGCTTGGTTTGTAGCATTTGTAGCAGCTTGGTTATTAGTTACAGCAACTGTAATTGTGTTTGCTCCGCCAGTTCCTGCTAAGTTATATGTATTACCATCAAAACCTTGTGGCATCTTACCTTGTAATTGAGGAACATTAAAAGTTGTTGAGCCATCGCCCGATCCGTAAGTTGTACTTGTTACAGCAAATAATTCTGCATAGGTTGTTCTTGATACTGCCGAACCATCACATAACAAGTAACCTGCTGGAGCAGTTGCTTTTGTCCAAGGCTTAATAGCCCCTACTTCACTTCTGTTTGTTATATCTTGTAAGTTAGCCATTAGTCGTTATATTTCAACCTCCATCCATTGTCACTGTTTACATATACCAGAGCAATGCCCGCACCGTTAGTGCTAATTGTTAAATCTGCAGCTGATCCTTGTATCTTCTGAGAGTTACGACCTACTGTTAAATTGTTTGTACCAAAAGTTCCTTCAGCGTCAATAATTTTTACTTGATTACCAATTGAAGGAGAAGAAGGTAAAGTAATTGTAAATGCGCCACCAGATGTATCAGCAAAAAGATTATCTCCATCTGATGCTGTATAGTTACTAGTTTTAATTACCCAAGCTTCACCTAAACCAGCAAGAGAAAAAATATCATACCAGTTAGTACCGTCAGTAGCTAATAATCTATATTTACCGTTAGTTACAGTAACAGTGTTTCCTGAAGCACCTAATCTTGCAGATATATCTGCGCCACCAGAAATGTTATTGTAGATCCCCATTGTTTTTTGAGTAGCAGGGAATTGAATTGTATGAGTAGTAGAAACTGTTCCTGTAAAAATTAATTGATTTTGTCTAGCTTCGTTGTTTGCTTGAGTTTGAGGACCATCGCCGTTTGTTAGCGTTGTTGAAGTTCCTGTAGTAATTGCTTTAGAATAAACACCAGCAATAGCGAACTCAAAAACCTGAGAGAAATTGTTATTCGTAATAGTACCCCAAGTACCTGAATTTTCTCCTGATGTTTGTAGCTCTATTCGTAAGCCAGTTGAATAAGTTGAACTCATTTAATCTCCTAATAAAGTTTTAGTTATTATTTTAAAGTTTGTCAAAACTTTTATGCGGCTTGGTGAACTTCTGTCCAACTTATATCCGAGTTAGAATCATCTACAACTGACCAGAAGGTTCCTTGTAGATTACCTGTGCTTATTGTAGCAGAAACTCCAGTCGGTGTAAAGCTAACATCTGTGCGAATATTTAATACTCCTGTGCTAGATGTTAAGGCAACGCTAGGTGCTTCATAGCTAGTTTCTTGCGTTTCATCCCCCAATGATAAGGTCATACCTAAACCAGTAGGTGAAACCGTCGCTCCAGCAGTTATTGTTGGATCTCCTTCACTAGAGGTTAAAGCATTTCCTGTTGCATCTACAGGAGCAGATCCTGAAACAGTTTCTGCACCGAGACTACCAGTCATAGAAACGCCCGTAGCAGTTATATTACAATCCCCAGTAACAGTTTCTGTTCCAAGACTACCTGTTAATTGATTACCTGTAGGGAAAGCAGTTTTACCAATTGCAATTGATACAGTTCCTACAAGTGCATCCATTTCTGGTTCACTTGCAGCTACAATGGTTAATTGTGAATCTCCTGATATGGAGAATGTTCCTATTGATGATGTTGAGCTAACACCTGTAACAAAGATTGATGTGCCTGGAGTATTAACAGAGGACGTTAAACCAAGACCTGTAATAGTCGGAGCGACAGAAATATTTACTGTTGGTGAACCAGTTGCCGTTGATCCTTGTACTCCTGTAAGAGCATAAGACTGTTGAGTCGTATTCCAAAGATTGTCACTCCATCCAAGAGTAACACCACTATCTCCTGCAACGCCTCTATCCCAACCTGATTGAAATAAAGTAGCGACAGTTTCATCACCAAGTGATGCTGTAGTACCTAAACCAGTGACAGTGTGTGTTGAAGATCCTGTAACAGTTTCTGTTCCAAGAGTAGATGTTATCTGTTGACCAGCAGCAGTTAAAGTCTGCCCACCTGTAGCAACAGCAGTCCCTATAGTAGAGGTTGTACCTAAACCAGTAAGCGTAATGTTACAATCGCCCGTAAGCGTTAGAGAACCTAGAGATGACGTGAGGCCATTACCT